ACTCCCCCCCCGCGGGGAAATGAGTGACGCGGGTGTCGACGGTTCGAATCCGCCGGCAGCTCCCACAAACCAGAAACGACGCCGCTCTCGCGACGCCGTCATAATCTTCTGGTGCACCGTTTGCGCATCTCCTCGAACCGAGGTGTGCGCCGTCGGCACAATCGTTTTCGTTAGGATACCACGAGCGGCCTAGGAAACAACCAGGCGCATGCCGGGATAGATCAGGTTCGGGTTTGAGATGCCGTTCTTGGCGGCGAGATCCTGATAGGTCGTGCCGTACTTTGAGGCGATTCCGGAAAGGGTGTCGCCGCTCTGCACCACGTATACCTGCTCGGTTTCGGCCTGCCCGTTGATGACCGCCATAACCTCGTCGTAGCGCGGCCCCAAAACAGCCTTGCGGCGGCTGCCGTTGCCGTAATCGCCCGCCCATGTCTCAGCGGCCAGATTTTCGGCGGATACCGTGAGGATGTGGTTCACGAGCGACTGCACCTCCTGGTAGCGGTCGCCCAGCGCGTGCTTGCGGTCGTCGCCGTCTCCGAACTCGCCAGCGAGCACCTTCGCCGCGAGGTCTGCCGTTGGCGTCTCGTCGATGCCGTGGATAAGCGAGTCGGGATCGCCGTTGGAGCCGCCCGCCATGGCCTCCCACTCCGCGCGGGAGATATAGCACTTGTTGATGTCGAGGTTGCCCGCCCAGCCGTCCAGGCGCCCGCAAGAGGAGTACTGGCGGATGGCGCAGTCGTAAGCGCCCTCGTGCCACGGCGCGTCCTGGTAGCCAGTGGGATTCATGTCGGCGTACTGCGCCACCCACGTCTTAGCATCGGTGAGGCCCCACGGGAACACGCTCTTGGATGCGTAGATACCGATGCGATCCACGCTCACGCCAAGAAGCTCGGCCAAACGCTCTGCCATGGCCTTGAGGTAGGACGTGTCGCCCCATGCCTTGTTGCCCCGCTCCTCCCAGTCGATGAAGAACGCGGCCTTGCCGACGTAGCCCTTGCAGCGCTCATAGAAGTACTCGGCCTCCGCCTCGGCATCACCTCCGTTGACGTAGTGGTACACGCCGACGAGCTTGCCAAGACCGATCGCCTGCTGGATTTGGCGGTCGCAGTCGGGCGACACGTAGCGCGTGCCCTCGGTAGCCTTGCAGATAACGAAGTCGAACGGGACAGCCGCGAGGTTGATGCCGTTCTGCCAATTGCTGATGTCTATTCCGTTCATTCTATTCAGCGCTCCCTATCGCTATGAAATAAGCCCAATCAACTTGTTCGTACTGCTCGCGGCTCAGCCGCACCACGCCCTCGTAGGGGTCGTGGAAGGTCGCCGCCTCGCCGTCCCATCCGCAAAGCAGGACGATGTGCCCGCCGTAGTTCTTGCCGCCTTCGCGGAGCTGGCCAGTTAGGCTGCAAAACACCATCCAGCCGCCAGCCGCCTCGTCCAAGGCGTCATCGGCGTTGTCGTGGATAGGCGTGTAGCCCAAAGCCTGGTCGTTCGCGTTCATCCAACGGCAGAACTTTTCCATGTCGTTCACGCCGTCCGTGAGGCACGATTCGCCAACGAAGCCCAGCATCTGCGTCGGCGTGCATGCCTGTCCGTAGAGCCATTCCCACGCCATGGCCGCGCACGTGAGGCCGCAGCCGGCAGCAGCCAGGTCTTCGCCCGCATACGAAAGCCCGCCCCAGCGCTCGTCTGCTTGGAGGTAGACGGGCACCTCGGCGGGCTTGTCGAGCGGCTTGTCGTAGATGACGGGCAAAGGCTCTTCCTTCGGCACCTTCGGCACGTTAGAGGCTATAAGCGCCACGTCGGCGAAGGCGGCGAGCAAAGCAAGCAGCGAGATGGCGGCGGCGATGCGCACGAGGCGCTTGCCGCCCATTCCTAGTCGTCCTTCTTCGGAGTGCCCATGGCAAGCAGCGCGTCGAGCCACTTGTCTGTCACGCCGACCGCCTTGAAGGCTGCATATGCCACCTGCACGCCGCCTACCGCGGCGAAGATGGACGTAACCCACGCCGTGGGGTCAGTCGGCATACCCCCGGCCATGGCCGTCAATGCGCCGCACAGCGCCGATACTGCGATGGCCGTCCAGCGGGCGACATTGCCGGTCATCGCCTTCGTCTTGATAGCCTGCACGATATAGGGCACCACGAGGACGGTCAGCACCGTGAGTCCTGCCTGTATATCAGTCATCTTTATCTCCCTGTCTCCTTGTTGTACATGAGGTCGACTCGGTCGTAGATATGGTCGACCTTCTCGGCCATGCCCTGGCTACGCGCCTGGCTGTGGACCAAGTCCGCGTGGAGGACGTCATTTGACGCGACAACCGACTCCATGAGCGTTTTCATTCCTTCAATCAGGGTGTTGCTGCGCTCCATCTGGGCGGCGATGCGCCCCTCCATTTGGGACCGCTCGCGGTCGCGCTGCGCCCTCTCGTCGACTTCGGCCTGCTTGCGCTCCTCGCGCTTCAGGTCGAGCTCGCCCTTCCGCTGGTTTTGGCGTTTGTACTCCTCAAGAAATTGTCTCCCGAAGTAGAACGCAACGAGCGTCATGAGCACGCCGCCAAGCCAAGCCGGTCCGTAAGGCGCAAAAAGCTTGAGCACTTCCATCCTGGGCGCCCTCCTTCCGCCTATTCGGCCGTGTACTCCTCGCCGGTGATTTCCTTGTACTCGTCGGCGGTGATCCATTTGCACTCGACAGCCTTGTAGACGCGCGCCTTGCTCCAAAGGTCTTTGTCGTAGTACTTCTTGACCTTCGCGAAGTGCTTGGAATGCTCAACGGTTTTCTTCGTAGCCATTACTGGTCACCTCCCACGGTCATGAGCAGGTAGTCGATGTTCGCCGTGTTGGTCTCGGTCTGCGTCGGCCGGGACGCCTGCTCGCGCATCTGTTCGAGCAGCGCCGGGAGGTCGGGCACCTCGCCGTTGGCGTAGGCGGCGAGCGCGGAGGTGTAGGCGAGCTTTCGCGCCTTCCGCTCCACGTACTCGTCATCGTCGATAACGCCCGCGTCGTGCGCCGCGTCGGGGTCGCCGATCTGCGACAGCAGGTCGCGCAGGGCGTTGACCTCGGCCAGGGTGCCGTCTCGAAGCTCGTCGGGGCGCGGCATGTCTTCCTCAGTGTCCATGCGGACTCCTTCCTTATCGGGGAATGTGCCGCCATCGTATTAGCGCCGTGAGATTGCCTGGCCGTTTGGGCGGGCGCGAAGAAAGAAGGCGTGCCGCAGCACGCCTTCGCTGTCTTGGTTATTTCGTTTTCGACCCGTCTAGGCCGCCGTTTTGAGTTGCCGCCCTTCCGCTATGGCGAGGGCGTTCCGCCCGAATCGTCTCTCGGGCTTGGTTGCATTGAGCAACCCCCCCCCGCGAGATTTTCGAACAGGCTGCGGTACAGCGCGTCCATGGCCAGCACGCTGTGGTGCGCGTCCAAGTGAGCCATGCCGCCGCGCCAGCTCTGGTAGTTCTGCTGCACCTGCTCGGGCGTCATGACCCCCTCGGCCACCATGCGGGCCATCTTCTTCAGCTTGCGTCGCTCGCGCGTGATGGAGTCGCGGCACGGCTTCATGACGATGCGGCCCGTTTCGGTGTAGAAGATGCGCTTCTTCAGCCACGTGAAGCCGCGCGTCAGCTTCACCACGCGGGTCTTGCGCGGGTTCAGCGCGATGCCGAGCTTCGCGCACTCGTGCTCTATCAGCAGAAGGCACACTTGCAGGTACTCCTTGGACTCATGGATCAGGTAGAAGTCGTCCATGTAGCGCCCGTAGGCCTCGGGGCGCAGCATCTCGGCCACGTAGTGGTCGATGCGGTTGGGGTGCGCCACCGCGCATATCTGGTTTGGCTCGCTGCCCAGGCCCAGGCCGACCTCGCCCTGCGCGTCTATCAGGCGGTGCTCAAGGGCGACCACGCGCGGGTCGAGTAGCGCGTCGGCCACCTGCCGCTTGACCGGCTCGTGGGCAATGCGCGCGAAGTAGTCGGAGAAGTCGCCCAGCAGTATGTAGCCCTCGCGCCCATGCCGCCGCCAGTGGTCGGCCAGGTGGCGCTTGAGCAGCTTAAGGGCGTAGTCGGTGCCGCGCCCCTTGATGTTGGCGGAGTTCGCGGATACGAGCGTGGGGACTATCGCGGGCACGAGGGCGTTCTGGGACAGCGACTTCTGCACCACGCGCTCGGGGAAGTGCACTGCACTGATGTGGCGCAGCTTGCCGCGCTCCCACAGGTCGAAGCGGATGAAACCCCGGCATATGTCGCGGCCCTCCAAAAGGTCTTGGCGCGATTTCATGGCGTTTCGCAGGTAGTCCTTCATGTACCGCTGCGTCGAGGCCTTCCACATGACGCCACGCGCGGCCTGCTTGGAAGCCTTGCACAGGCTGTTGAGGTCGGCCACCGTCTCAAGGGTGCATGCCTTGACGCGCTCGGCCTTGGCCCTGGCGCGCTTCTCCTCGCGGCGCTTCCGGCGTGCGGCCCGCCTTTGCTCCGAGTTCATAGAAGGCACCCCGCACGGCTTGCAATGTGGCTCTGACAGCCGCTTGAGGTATGGCCATGAAACGCGGCGAAGCCACGGAGCGCCGCGCCATGCAAGCAGCGTCCGGCCACCCTCGCGGGGTGCGTATTTACGGGCTCGCGCCCGATGGTCGCGCCTTCCTTCCTCTCCGCGCTCTGCTTTCGGCCCGCTGGCCTACTCGGTCTGGCAGTAAGGGAATCCGGGGCGGGGGCGAACCCAGGTGGTCGTCGCCGAATTGTAGTTGGCATTGCCGTTGTTGTTGACGTAGCACACGTTGGACGAGGAGCCACCCATGACGGAACGCAGCCACCAATTGTACCGATATACAAGGCGGGACCGCCGCCCATTATAACGAACGCAGGCGCTCTAGCTCGGCCTCGGCCTCGGCTATGCGCTCGTCGGTCGTCTTCTTGCCGGTGACGCGTACGTTCTTGCGCGCGCCATTGAGCAGCTTGATCTCCTCATCGACCATGTTGGCCAGCGCCTCGAAGCGGTTGGCGTTCACGGGCAGGCCGATGTCCATGAGGCACTGCATGTCGAGCATCAGCTGCTCGCAGTCGGCTATCGCCAGCGTCAGGTAACGCTTGCGCTCAAGTGCGTTGAACGAACTGTTGGGGTAGAAGCAGTCGGCGCGGTTGACGTTGTACACGATGCTGCGCGCCGTCTCCACCGTTGGCACGGCGTTGAGCAGACGGTAGGCCTTCGGCACCACGGAGGACGAGGCCATCAGCTTGTTGACCTCGACGCGGATGGCGATGGCCTGCGTGAAGAACTTGTACTCGGAAACGGTTCGGTTGCGCTGGTAGACGCCGCTCATGGCACCTCCCGGAAATAGTGGCAAAAAAAACGGCCCGCTGCGCGGGCAGGGATGCGACCGCGCAAGGCGGTCGCATCGAAAGAGAAGTATAGAGCACTCGGCTGGCTAGCCGACGAGGAAGCCGGGGCGGGGGCGAACCCAGGGGGTCGTCGCCGAAGAGCAGGAGGCATTGCCGTAGTTGCTGACGTAGCGCACGTAGGACGAGGAGCCACCCACGACGGAACGCAGCCACCAAATGCACCGAGTTCCGTTCAAGCGGTGCGCGGTATCGCGGAACAGGTCGAACTGGCAGTCGAAGCCCACGCTGTAGCCCTTGGTGCCCCACACCGGGCAGCCGTACACCTCCATCTCGGAGGGCGACCACACCTTGCCGATGTCCTGCCAGCTCCAGCTGTTGGAGTCGCTGAGCGCGCCGCTCGCGCTGTAACGCTCCTCAAGCAGCACGCGCTGGGTGAGCAGGTACTTGGTCAGCCCCTCGGGCAGGCACGCCTCGAACAGCTTCTCCCACGCCTTGAGGTTGCTGTTCAGGTACGGGTTCTTCACGTCTGCGGTGCCCTGGTTGGTGTTCGCGGTGTTCCACATCAGGTAGCTGTCGTTGGCCACGCCGGTGACGGTCTTGGCCACGGCGACGGGCGCGGACGCGATGAACGCGATGTGGTGGCCCTTGGCGCTGTCGCCGCACTGGTAGTACGGGTCGAAGTGCGCAAGCAGGAAGCGCACGGACTGCTGGGCCGCCACGTTTGACGCGCTCACGAGCGGCACGTCGATGTAGTCGCCCACGCGCATGCCGCTGAAGTTCGCGGCCTGCACGCGCTTGTGCAGCGCGTCGTAGATGGTGGCGGAGCCGGAGACCTCGCCCGCGAGAAGCGTTGCGAGCGACTGGCCCGGGTACTTGCCGATCAGGCCCTGTCGGTTGTACTCGGCGTTGTTGAGCGCCGTGGTGGCGTTGGTGCGGGCGGTGTCGTCTATCATCTCGTAGTTGGTGCCGCCCACTGTGAGGATCTTAGCTTGAGCCATTTCGTTTCCTTCTTAAATCAATGTGATGGTATTGCCGCTTGCGGAGCATGTTGAGCCGAACGTTACGGTCACCCCGCTCGCCGATGCCTTTGAAGCCGGGCAGTAGACTGTTCCGCCCATGTATATGAACTGACCTGTCGAGTTCGCCAAAAGCGTTGCGAGCTTCGCGTTCTGGGCACGCAGCTCCGCGACGTCCGAGCTTCCTGCGCTGCCTTGCGCCACGGAGTTGGCAATCTGCAACGCCTGGTTCGCCGCTGCGTCCGCACGCGAAGCCGCGCCGTTCGCCGCAGAGGTCGCGTTGCTCGATGCTTGTTGGTCGGCGATATGCTCGTCATGGCGCTGGCTTTCGGCCTTTTTGCGTTCGATCTCGGCGTTCGATCGGCTCGTCTCGTTGTTCTGGCGCGTGGTTTCGGCATTCTTTCGCGCAGTTTCGTTGTCTTGACGTGTTGTCTCGGCGTTCTTGCGCGACGTCTCGTTGTTCTTGCGGGTTGTCTCGTTGTTGCCGCGCTCGGTCTCAGCCGTTTTCCGAGCGTTCTCGTTGGACACGCGCGTCTTCTCTGCCGCTTCGGCGCTTTCAGCCGCGGTGTTGCAGTTCGCCGCTGCCGTCTTGGCCTCTTCGGCGGCCTCCATCGATAGCGTCGACTCGATGCGGAAGATCGAGCCGTCGGTGGTTCTGGCGCGGTCGATGTTACCCGCATCGTTGAGCAGCAGCGCCGCGCCTTTGTTGGTATCTGCCATCGCACCTCCTTTACTTAGCTAGCACGCCGATCACGATGGCGTGCGGGCCGATTGCCTGGATGATGCATCGGTCGCCTGCCTTGGCTCCCGAGCATGAGGTGGTGTACGGGAGCTTCAGGGATGCCCCCTTCACCGATACGGCCATGGTGGCTCCGGATACGGAATTCACCGTTCCGTAGCACGCCTGCTGGCCGGGAGGGTCGTTGGCGGTCGCATCGGCCATCGCGGCGCCGTATCGGCGCATGGCCGACATGAGTTCATCGCTCATACCTCTTCACCTCCATCTCGATTGGGCATCCTCCCACGAGCGTGAGAGTCGCAGTCCTCACCGCGAACTTGCCGCTGATGCCGGCGCTTGCCCAATCGACCATCACGGCATCGCCGCACGCGATAGGCGCGTACGTCCGCTTGACCGTGACTCTACGGATAGCGCTCTGCTGTGTTCGCAGCATCTCGTTAGCCTTGGCATCGGCGTTCCTCTGTCTCTCGGCATCGGTAGACCCCTCGGGCAGGTCGCTGTAGCTGTACGTGGCCGTCTTGCGCCAACCGCGCGAAACCGTGGAGTAAGGGCTGCTCGGGTCTGAGTCGATGGCCGTGCCACGGTAGAAGGCGTCCTGCGTTTCGTAGTCGCAGTGCACCACGTTGGCGACGCCCGAGCGGTCAAGCTCGTCGACTACCTCGTTGATGAAGCGTGCGCCAGAGCCCTCTCGAAGGGTCATGGAAACGGGCCTGTCCTGCGGCTCCCTATATCTGCGAAGTACGGGCCTTCCGTAGGCGTCCTCGTCGACGGCGCGGAAGCCCGCCACGTCGAGCAGCGCGTTGCACGCCGCCAGGCGCTTCGACAGCCTCATGTCGCCCGAATCGATTCCGAGCGTCCAATCCTGCGCTAGCTTGTAGTCGGAGCCTTCGGCGATCACGTCAGCGAAGCCAGCCGCCTTGAGCAACTTTACGACGTAGGGGACAACCACGGTTCCAGCCGCCACCGTGAATGGGGCATCGAATTCGTCCTCCGCAACCTCCGACAGCCTGCCCGACAGGACTGCCGTGCCGGTTGAGTTGACGCCGCGTCTGGTCCTTTTCGGCGCTGAGACAACGAAAGTCCCCAGCGCCTCACTGACTGACGCGCCACCGAAGTCGGCATCGAGGTACACCCGCAGCAGATCTGCCCCGATATCGAGCGCCCCGGAGTAATCGACCTGCCCTGTGGTGTAGTCCTTGTCCTGGTTGCGCTCAATGCACCCGCCGTTCTTTATGTTCGTGATTCTCTCGACCTCGTTGCCGCTTGCGCGGTCTACGCGCATGAAGCGGAACGAGGTGAGGAACGGTTTTCCCCAATCAGCCATTTATCGGCTCCTCGAAGACGTTGTGCGTGACGTTGGCCGAACCCTTCCAGATGCCTGCACCCTTCACAGACATATCGAAGTCCATGGGGCCGTATGCGCGTTCGCCCGCATGTCCGCGCCACCATCCCCTCCACTGCTCGTCCATAATCCGTATGTATCTGTCGTGGCCGTCGCGCTTCATCTCCCATGAGAGCGAGGTCTTTTTGTTCAGCTCGTCGAGCATGTACGAAATGGGCAGGTCGCCGTTCTCGCCGCCATCGGCGAAGTGGTATGTCTCTACGAATCGCTGAGAGCTTGTCGAGTAGTCGCCGTTGTAGTCGAGCACAAGCACGGTCGATGCATCCTGGCCGAAGTTAAGCGCCATCCCGTGCGCGAACACGTTGGCATCGGTCACGGTCTGCGACGAGGTGCCGTTGTCGGCGTACCCGGTGACCTTGTACTCGTAGTCGGTGTTTAGCGGCGGCACGCGGTCGATCGTCTCTTGGGAGTCAAGCACGCCGGATGCTATGACGGCATCGCCGCCGTACGCCACGCGCTCCACCGTGAAGGCGGAGCAGCGGGAGGCGTTGCCGAGCACCAGCGCGTCACCATCGACTGTGATCGTGCCTAGCATGGAAAGCTCATTGCTCACCTCGTCGACCGTCATGGGGCCTACGAGCGTGGTCTGCTCGATCTCGTATGACGAGAGGCCGTTGCGCACCTTCACGTGACACGCCAGCGCGTCGTCGTACGACAGCGACACGTCTGGGATGGCCGGTTCCGCCCAGTGCGTCTTGAAGCGGCGCATGGCCGTCTTGGACAGGCCGGAGCCGCCCTTGACCGTGAGCATGAGCAGATAGTCGATGCCGTTGCGTATGGTGACGTAGCTGCCGAAACTCACGGGCTTCAGGTTCGTGACGTCTGCCGTGGCGACCGTCGCGCCGCCGACCTCTGCGAGCGTGAGCGTTGCCTGCGCGATGCCAGTTTCGTCGGTTGCGGCGACTTGCACCGTGAGCGGCACCGCATCGACGAGCATGCCGTCGGTAGCGGGGGAGGCGACCCAGCACTGCGGGTAGTCGGCGACCGTTATCGCCGCATAGCCAGACCAAGCGCCCCAATCGGCGTGCAGTCCCTTCGTGCGAACGCGAGCTTTCCAACTTCCCTTCGTGAGTGTGACCGATGCGCTTTTCTCGGTCGTGTACGACTTCGTTATCGTCTCGCTGCCGACGAGCTCAAGTTGCGCGGCGGACTGCGCCGAGCCGTCGGGGTGGTTGGGCACCCACGAGAAGGATGCTGCCGACCCCGTTGGCGCAACATGGTCGGCGGTGACCTTCGGTGCGAGAGGCGGCGTGATCGTGGTCACGGAATTCGATTCGACCCACGAAGACGTTAGGCTACCGCGCTTGGCCCTGACGCGGTAGACGATCGTGCCGGCAGGCGCGGAGGTGTCGTGCAGGTCTACCCATGCGGGGTCTTCGCCCTCGGTGGTGGTCGAGACCGCCGCCCACGTATTCCCGTCGTCGCCTGATCGCTGAACATCCCATGCGCTGGCGTACCACCACGCCCCGTAGACGCGCAGCGTCACCTCGGACGCGCCGGCCTTGATGGCATCGATGCGCGAAGGTGCCGACGGAGTTGTGTACGTGGTTCCGCACGAGACGTGCGTGGAGTTGCCGCCCGGGCCGTGGGCGCAAAGGCGGTACTCGTACTTGTGTCCTGCGGTCGTCGAGTTGTCGGTGTAGTTGGTCACGTCCCACGAAACGTCGGCGATGCTCACCCATGAGCCATCGTCGGTGCGGCGGTCAACGTAGACGCCCGCCCACGGGTAGGCACCGTCCATTCCCGTGTAATCGACGTCCCAGGTTATCTTCTGCGACGTGTCGGACACGCGCTGCAGCTTGCAGTTCTTGGGCGGATGCGGCTGCGAGTAGCCGCGCTGCGGCACCCATGCGTACACGGTAGCCCACGCGTCGCCGCCGGCAGAGCCGTAGTAGTTGTTGTACGTCTTGCCGTAGACGTGCACCTGCACCGGGCAGTTCCAGCCGCTCGCGCCGCGCGGCACGTCCACGTCAAATGTCACCGCGTCGCGCGTCGCCCAGTTGCCGTAGTTGTTCAGCACGACGTCGCGCGAGCTGCGCACCGAGCCGTTCACCACGACGTCGTAGTGCGTTCCGTACTCGGCGGCGTACTTGTCGTCGATCGCTGCGGTGACTCGCAGGCGAGTCGTGGTGTCGTTGACGTTCCACTGGCTGTCAACGGAGATGTAGCCGCGATACCAGCGGTTGCGCCCCGCGATCTGAATCTCCCTTGTATAGGTTCCCATTGGCTACCTTCCCGACCCTGCGGACCGCTTGGCTGCGGAGACCAGAACGTCAACCGCCTGCATGATCCGCTGGTCTGCGTTTACACTTCCTCCATTGACCGTGACGTTGTAGGTCGTGCCGGCGGCACCTGCCCCGGCAACGGCAACCGACGGAGCGACCGTGATGCCCGAGCCGATAAGCGAGCTCGCGGAGGCTAGCGCCGACGTGATGGCGGAGTTGACCGCCCCCGTGCCGCTGCCGATGCCCTCGGCCCATCCCTCCATGAGCGCCTTGCCCGAGTAGGTTGTATAACCGTGGCCGCTGAATGGGCCGCGCTTTGCGGGCGAGAACGGGAAGAACGAGCGGATCTGCGAGACGGCGCCGGACACGGCGGAAAGGGCGCCGCCGATTGCGTTCTGGATGCCCTGCGTGAAGCCGTTGATCAACGCGCGACCGGAACCGACGAGCCACGACCCAGCGCCTGCGAAGAAGCCCATTACCTGGCCGGGGATGCTGGAAATGGTGTTCATGAGGCTCCCGATATGGCCGGACACAGCGCCGACGAGCGCCGAGAAGGCACCCGTCACTGCCGCGTACACCTGCTGCGCCGCGTTCGCCATCGTAGACACCATGGTCGAGAAGTACCCGGCGATCGAGGAGACGAGGCCGGACACGAGCGAGAGCGCTGAGGACACCAGCGAGCCGACGAACGCCACTACCGCGTTCACACCGCCTGAAACGGCGGCGACCACGGTAGCTATCCCGCCGCCGACAACGGATACGATCGAGCCGATGAACGTGGTAACCGCAGTCACGAGGCCGCTCACGACCGACATGACGAGGCCAATGGCCGAGGCTACGACGGATGCGGCGTTTACCACGACCGAGATCACCTGGCTTGCCACCGTTATCACGACGGACACGATTGAACCAACTACAGACAGCACTGTCTGGATTACCGGTATGAGCATCTGAGCCACGGAGAGCACTATCTGCATGCCGCTAGCCAATATCGGCAGCACGGCGTTGGCGAGGTTTGCGAGCGCCGTGCCGATAGACGTGATTGCCGGCATGAGCGCAGCGCCCACCTGCGACACGAGCGGGCTTACCGCAGCGAAAAGCTGCATGGCGACGCCGATGACCTGCGAAATGATCGGGACGATCATCGCGAAGGCGTTGTGTAGCACGGGCAGGATGGCCTGGCCGACGTTCAGCAGCGTCGAGCCAAGCTGCTCTATGACAGGCCGCACGGCGCTGAACGCGCCGACTGCGCCAGATGCAAATGACGCGATGGCGGGCAGCATCTGCGATGCGAAGTACGTCACGAACGGCGACACCGCCGAGATGATCGTCGTCACGGCTCCGCAAATAGTCGAGACGATGGTGTCCCAGATGCCCGGTATCTGCTCGCCAAGCTTCCCGAAAGCGGACTTGCACGTGCCTACGACGGATGCCGCAGCGTCGGCGATTGCTTGGAACGCCCCCGTTATCTGGGAAGCGTCGACTGTCGGCAGCTGTATGCCAAGCTCAGCCAAGGCTCCTACGGCGATGTTCCAAGCAGTCGCGAGCGCTTCCGAGAGCACTGGGCCAAGGACTGGGCCAAGGCCAGACAGCACAACCGGGAACGCCTCGACGATTCCCTTGCCGATCTGCGCAACCCTCGGAGCCACGTTCGTAGCTACCGCGCCGATCGACTCAAGCAGCTGCTGCGTGAGCTGCGAGAAGTCGACGTCGTCGCGCCCGAGTCCGGTGATGAAGTTCTCCCACGCGGCCTTCGCCATGCCGATGGAGCCGCTGATCGTGGTAGCGGCCTCCTTGGCGGTGGTGCCGGTGATGCCCATGTTCTCCTGCACGGTATGGATGGCCTCGACCACATCGGCATAGCTGTCGATCGTGAGGTCGGCGTTCTTGCCCTGCTCCTGGCGCAGCTTGTTGGCATCGGCGATAAGGCGCTTCATCTCAGCCTGCGTGCCGCCGTAGCCGAGCTTCAAGTTGTCCAACATCGTGTAGTTCTGCTTCGCAAAGCCTTGGTAGGCGTTCTGCACGTCTGTCATGTCGGAACCCATCTTGTTCACGTTGTCCGACATGTCGCCCATGGCCATGTTCGCGTAGTCAGCCGCCTTGGCGACATCGCCGCTGCACGACGAGACGAGCGAGGCCGCGAAGCTCGTGGCCTGCGTCATGTACTGGTTGGCGGACATTCCGCATGTCTTGTATGCCTCTGCGGCATAACCTTGCAGTGTCTGCGACGCGGAGCCGAACAGGGTGTCGACGCCGCCAACCAGCTGTTCGTAGTCTGCATATGCGGAAAGGGCCGCGCCGCCAATCGCGGTCACGGCCCCTGTGAGCGCTGTGAACCCGGCCACCGCCGCAGTGGCGACGCCCTTGGCTACGGTTCCAAGCCCTGTCAGGATGCCCGAGGACTTCTTGGCCCCGCCGTCGATGCCGACGGTCATGGAGTCGCCGAAGGCCTTGCCTGCGGCGTTGCCCTGGCTGCCGAACTCCTTGCCGATTTTGCTCGCGAAGCCATCCATCGACGGCATCAAGGACACATAGGCCGACCCGACACTAGTCGCCATCTTCCCCTCCTATCCCCAGGATCTTGTCTATCTCTTCCTTGGCTTCCAGCGCGTTCGCGCGGTGGCGCTCAAGCTCTGCGAGCTGCGCCGGCGTCTTGATAGGCTCGGGAGGCTCCGCGCTCCTGTCCTTCTTGTCGGCCATGCCCCAGGCGATGCACCGAAGCTGGTGCTCGATACGCCAGAGCATGTAGTCGGTCGTGCTCCACCTGAGTTGCGGGTACTGCGCCTTGGCGAGGCGCGAGTTGTCGGGGAGGTGCTGCCAGAGAAGCGCCATCCGATCGAGGTCTTCGGGCGCTCCATCCAATGGCAGGGCTATGCCGTAGAACTGCTGGAAGTCTGCTATCGCTTCGCCGCGCCTGTTCTCGAGGTCGCTGGCGAAGCCTATTAGTTTTTTGCCTTTGCAGCCTCGAATGCCGCGTCGCACAGGCGGCGCATGTCGTAGGAGGTGCCTCCGAGCGCTTCGATGTACTCCTCGTCGCGGCCCATGAAGATGCGCTCCATGGCGTCCATCATCCCCGCCGGGTCGGTTTCGCTTCGGGCGAACTGCTTCACAGTCTTGTAGGACTTCAACTCGTCGAGGTCTGCGGCGAACTCGCCGTCAACGCCGTCGACGGAAAACTTGATCTCGGTCATCTGCATTCCTCCTAGGCGCTGGCGGTTTCGGTCGACTCGATGTAGTCGTAGCAGGTGTTTCCGTCGCTATCGACCAGGTACTTGAGCGTGATCTGACGCCCGGCGATCTCGCTCACCGCGAGCTTGAGGTCGTCAAGCTCGGATAACTTGGCGGAGGGCACGACCTTGCGCCAGCGGCGACCGTTCTTGAGCACGAGTTCGAGCACGATCGACCACGCCTCGTCCTTGTTGCCGTTGTGCTCGACGGTGATAACGCCATCGAGGTCGGTCACGTTTTCGGCGCCATACATGACCTTGAGTGTTTGCGCCTTGATCTCCGCGAGCGTGAGCTTCGCAGACTCCACGCGCGAGGTCGTGGCGGAGTCCATGAGGTCGCCGTTCATATCCTTCAGCTCGTTGGCGTCGGTCTCCTCGGACTCGGTGTAGCCGTCCTCGGAGATGAAGCCGAGATTGAGGAAGGCTTCGGCGAGATTGGTCTTGATGTCTGTGGGGAGGGTGGTGCCGGCCGGAGCCACGAAGATGTATCCGCCCTTCACGCCCTTGGTGGACGAGACGTTCTTGGTCTCGTTTTTCTTGAAAAGTGCCATGTCGGCTCCTATTCGCAAATGGTTACGTTTACGTTGGTCTGGTATCGGCGCTGGCGGCTGTCTGGGTCGTCCCAGCGGTACGTGTCTCCGCACGTGGCCTCGAACACGCACTCCTCGTCCATGAGACTCGGCACTGCGTGCTCCACGGCTTCGGCGATCTCTGCGGCGCGTCTGCGGGTCTTCGCCCATGACTGCGCCACGAGCTGCACACGGTTGATGCAGCCGCTGCGGCTAGATCCGGTCTGCGACACCGATATGAACTCGCTGGGCCTGTCAGCTGGTACGTCGAGCACGGCCTCGATGCCGGTCTCGTCCATGAGCCGCTGCGCCACCATGCGCTCCACGTCCATCACTCACCGCCTCCGAACATGGATCTGAGGCGGTTGTGCTTGCGCTCGCTCGCATGGGCGTGCGGAGTCGCCGTGGTAACCACGAAGCCGTTTGCGAGCTTGCCCTTGAACTTGCGGACTATGTAGCCGGCACCCTCGCCGGGGTGCCGGGAGAAGGACGAGTTGCACGATGCCGCTGCGGCGTCTGCCTTCTTCTTAAGAAGCGTTTGCACCGCGCCTGAGTTCATAACCTCGGCATAGCCGCCGCGCTTCCAGCCCTTCCACTCGAACTTCACCTTGCACTTAGCCATCGGTGCGCCCCACTTCCACGGTGAGGTTCCAATCGCCTGGGGTGTTTTCCGGGTCGTAGCGCTGCGGGTCGCCTATGACGCGGTACTCGGTGCCTCGAACGTTCACGCGGCACCCCTTGAGCGATGCGGTGAAGCTCTTGGGGAAACACAGCGTGTAGGCGACCTCAGTGCCATCGGGGCGCGATGCGTCGAGTTCCGACGTGGCCCCCGGGCACACGACCACGCCCTCTATGGCGGTGTTCACGCTGCCGCGCTCGATAGGCTCGCCGAGCGAATCGAAGTCGAACACTGGTGTTGTGACCGTCACCGATTCGGTGCTTATGAGTCCCATTCGGCATCACTCCCAACCGGTTGGAGCGCCCCGATGCGCTGGTCGAGCAGCCCGAGGCGCTTCAGCTCCGTCTTTCCCAGGTACATTTCGCCGAGGGCAGACCCGTACGACACGCTGGCCGTGTAGCCGCCTGCGCCCTGGCTGTACTGCATGGCACCCGCCAGAGCTGCTGGCGCAGACAAGACCCTGTTGACCACGAGGCAGCACACCGCTGCGGCAGATCGGTCGAAGGCGGCTACCTTGCCGCGCTCGTAGTCGCCCACGTTTGATTCGTAAGCGCTCATGAGCAGGTCTGACGCGTCTGAGAGCAGGGTCGCGGCGCGTGCCTCGTCAGTCGGGTCGCCGTACCTCGCCCTATAGTCTTCGATGGTCGCTAGCGGCTCCATGCGCCTACTCCTCGCTGGCAGGCTCTTCGGCCTTGCCGGAGTCAACCGGCTTCGCGGCATTCTCGCCGGCCTTCTGCTCGGATGCCTCGGAGGTCGCGGCCATCATGCCAGCGTCGACGAGGCACTTGACCACCTTGGCGATGGTCGGGTTCGCACCAGGGTTTGCGGCCTGTTTGGAGATGCCGACAGGCTCGCCGTCGGCGGTCACGAAGCAGACATGCTGCGGGAGGACCGGGGATGCCTTGGATGCGTCCTCGACGATGAACTTCTGCACAAGGTTCGCCATGGTTACCGCCCCCTAGGCCGTCTTCAGGATGGCGAAGGCCTTGGGGTCGAGAACCGCGTAGGCAAGGACTGCCTCGGTGCGGTACGCGACCTGGTTGTATCCCTTCAGGTCCTGACCGGTGTTGTCGGGGTCGCCGTACTCGATGATCTCGGAGGTCATGTCGCGCACCATGCCCCACTTGATGGTGGAGAAGTCGCCCATGATGCCCGCCACCTTCGGGTCGATCTTGCAGCGGCGACCGTTGACGGTGCCGGAGGTCGCGGCGGGGATGCCGTCGATGTTGCCGACGTTGAGGGACAGCGGGATCTCCGGGTAGAGGCGCTGGCCGGTGGCGGGAATGCGCAGCTTGCGGAGGTCTGCGGCGAACTTGCGGGAGAGCGCGAAACCGTTGATGTCGTAGTCGATAAGCGCGTCGGCCAGCGCGTCGATGTCGTCGACTGCGGATGCCGAGGCGGTTACGGCGTTGGCCCCTGCGGTGAGCGCGGTGTAGCCATCGAGCGCGGTGCCCGTCTTGGGGGACACGGCGTGGTAGACCACGTAGTCGAGCGCTCGGCCGATCGCGGCGGTCTGGTCGGCGATGATGTTGGTCACGATCTCAAGCTGGTTGTCCTCGTCGGCCCAGCGCAGCTCGTCGGAGACGCGTGTGGTCGTGACTACCTTCACGCGCTTTGCGACGATCGGCGTGGTGGAGACCTCGGAACCGCTCTTCTTCGTGCCCTCCGCAACTACCTCGGCCTCGGTTGTCGGGTTGAACACGATGTAGGTGGTGTCGGAGAACGTCTGCGGGGTGCTGGGGGACAGCGCCGCGATGGTGGAGGTGTCCTTTGCCTTGTTGATGATGGAGGTCACTACCTTGTGCGGGAGCTTGACCTTGCTGGTGTCGTTAGCCATTTCGGCTCCTTACTTGTCTCTAGTTGTTACCGAGGAGCTGGCGCGTGAAGTCGCGCAGCTCAGATTTGTCGCCGTCGCTCGGCTTCGGGAAGCTTCCTGGCTTCTCGACCTTGGGCGCGGGCGGCTTTTTGAACGTGGCGAGCATGTCGTCTGCCCACTTGGACATGCTTTCCTCGTCGTCGCCGACGATCAGGCTCGCCGGCACGCCCTTCTCCTGCGCGACCTTGGCCGCGATCTTCGACCGCTTCTCTTCCTTCTCCTTGTCGTCGAGCCTCTTCTTGAGGTCGGCGATCTGGTCTTCGGCGGTCTTGTTCGCGTTGTTGGCCTCCTCAAGCGCCGCTGCTGCGGTTCTGTTGGCCTTCGCCTTCTTCTCCCACTCGCGCGAGTGCTTCTTCTCGGCCTCGTACAGCGCCTTGTAGTCGACGGGCGGCTCCTGGTTGGCGCCATCTCCGCCTTCTGCTCCCGGCACTTGCGTGGGTTCGTTTGCTTCTGCCATGTCGCGTCCTTTCCCGTGCCGTGCGGCACGCCTGAGCTGCCGTGCGGCTGCTCAACGGTCATCAGTTGGGCCGTGCGGCCCGTCCTCGACAGTTTCTTATGAGCGTGAGATTCGGCATGAAAAAGGCCACCTGTAGGTGGCCCTTGCTGTTTTTTGCGGTTATAATCTGGTTAGCCAGCGGGTTGTTTGACTCACCTATAGAGACATGCAGCCGCTGGCTATTTCTTTATTCGCAGGAGTTTCCCATCGTGCCCGAGCATCCTGACCTCGCTGATGTGATAGCGGGCCATGTACTTGCTGATCCACTTTATCGCCTGCTCGTCCGTCACCTTTTCGTTCTCGCTCACGTCGACGACGGTGAGCTTCACGCCATTCTTGCCGGGTATTGACTTGATGTGAGACTTGAACGTGTTCTCAGACCCAGCTCCGTAGATCGTCTTGATTTCGATACCCGTTGATAAATCCGCTCGGCTAATCGTTGTCTTCCCATCGGAGTTCGGTGCTGTCAGATGCGATTCGTCTTCCCAGAACTCCGCCTTATAGCCAAGCGCGTTCAACTTCTCGGCGGTAATTCTTTCGCCGGGGTCTTTCTTCCAGCGCTTTAGCTTCTCGCCTTTCACGGCGGAGTCCGTAAACTCGATGCCGGAATGTTCTCCCGATGCGTACCACTTCGGATCGCGCAGTTCGATCTCCTCGACCATGCGCTTGTTCACGTACTTGTCGAAAGCCTTGCCGGCCTTGTTTCCGTGGGCCTTGATGTACGCCTCTCGCTCCGCGTCGGGCATGGCGTCCCATTCCGCCCACAGCCCGTTGCGACCGCCCAATGTGTCAAGGCACTCGTTGAACCTGTCGTACATGCCGTCGGGGTCGTAGCCCTTGACCTTTGATCCCTTGCCGAAGCTCGGCACGACGCGGCAGTCGCACTTTGGGTGCGAGTGGCTTGCGGCCTCCTTTGTCTTGTAGTTGAAGCCGAACGAGGAGAGCATGAGGCAGAAACCGCACGTCTCGCCAGACGGCACGCGTGCGTACCTCGGTTTCGCCGGGTCTTTGGAGATGTTGTGCGCCACGCACATGTTCGCGGCCTTGCGGATCTCTGCGTCGAGGCGGCGAACGCACGCGGCAACGAACATGTCGGTGGCTCCCTGCTTCACCACGCTTGCCATGAACGCCTTCACCGAGCCGTACGTCGCCTGGGGGTCGCGCAGCGACTCGGCGACGGCGGCGTACTTTCCGGGCGCTTCCTGCGCCTTGCGCACGGCGTCGTAGAACTCGGCGGCGCGGCCAGCCGCAACGGTGTCGGCGTAGTAGTCGCAAGCCGTCTCGATCACCTCGTAGGCCGCCTCTCGCAGCGCCGCTATGTCGCCGTTCCCGCTCGCCTCCCAGTCGGCCACCAAGCGGGTGAGCGCGTCGCCGGCTTGGCGCTGCGCCATTCCAGATAGCGCGTTGATCTCGTCCGTAAGCTCGTTAAGCAGGCTGCGAGGTATCTCCGCCATCCTCGCCCTCCTTCGGCTCGAACAGCGAGGCCACGGCAGCGCTCGCCTGTGCCTTCTTGTTGTCGCTGTTGATGCGCTGGATCTGCTCGTCTGTGTAGTCGAGCATTTCGAGCATCACGTCGGAGTTGGCGAGCTTCGGCAGACCCTGCACCTGCTTCAACGCGGCGTCGGACAGGCTCACGATTGACGGGTAGGCCGGGGACATGAAGCGCGGGTTGAGGTTGTAGCCGGCATCGCGCTCGGTCTCGTAATCCGTGCCGTTCGCCACAGCGAGCGCCATGTAGGCCACGTTGCGCAAAGCGTTGCCATTCTCGCGGTTGAGGTTCTTCGCATCGATCACGAGCGGTTCGAGCGATGCAGCGATGGCATCCGAAGAGGATGGGTTGTCGTTGCTCACGCCGAAGAAAGACACCGGAACATTGGTGACCGCCGACATTTGGCATGCTAGCTGGCGCAGGTACTCGGTGAGCGGCGCCATCTGCAACTGGGCCGACTGCCACACGGTCGGCGAGTCTCCGTCAGGGTCTTTGGTGATCTCGTTGACCGCCCCCATCGACGCGTCGTACTTGTTCTGCCCGTTGATCATCTTCTTGTATGTGCCGAGCAGCCAGGTCTGCGGCAGCGTCGCGGCCTCAGACGCCACCTCCATGCGGGCGCGTTGGCGTATGGCGTCGTCTGTGATGCTCATGACCGAACGGCTGATGCGCGAGGAGCCGAACGGTCGCTCAAGCGTGGCATCGTAGGGCATAGGCTCCATGAGACAGCGACCCATGCCATGCTCCATGTAGTCGGCCACCCAGTGGCCGCTGCCGCGCGTAAGCACCACCAGCGCGTCTTCTGTGAGCAGGTGCACGACGGTCGGCACGCGCTCGGTGTCACCTGGCATCTTCTTCGACTCGGCCACAACGAGACCGGCCTTGATGCGCTTCTGCGCGTCATCCCAGATTGCCGCCGCTGCGGTTGCCGGGTACGCGGAGATGATTGGCTTGCCGCCGCCGTCCGTGACAGTCCAGAAGCCGCAGCAGTGCTTCAGCTCACCGATAAGGTTCTTGCGGTAGAGAGCTTCGAGCTGGTTGTCGGCACATATGTCGCGCAGCCGCATGGTAACGGCATCGTCGTCGGCAGTGAAGCCGTTGAACACCGAGCGATCTGCCAGGGCGTGCACCGCCTTCTTGGGCCAGTCAACGCGCGGGTTGATCTTCTTGGCGAGGGCTTTCGGCATGGCGATGCCTAGGTCTTTGACGCCGACGTGTCCGAGGTAGTAGTCCTCCCGCAACATGTTGCGGGATCGGTGGGTGCGCCACGTGTCCATAAGCTCGCGCACGAGCGCCTTGTCCTCGTGTCGCAGGCCTTCCGCCGCCGCGACCTGTCCGGCCAGTTCCATGTTTACTGCTGCCATCAGAAGCTTGCCTCCTGTTTACGTCTCGGGTCTCTCTTGGTTGTCCTCGCCGCCCATAGGGCCAGCGATGCGCTCTCGATCGGCGCTGACGAAGAGTCGGGGCCGTCGCCGAAGCCCCAGCCGTCGCGCCCGATGTCGCGCTTGATCGACTTCGTTGCGGAATCGTCCAACGCGGGCGATTCGATGTGGCTCGTCGTCCCGGCGTTGACCTCGTCGGCCAGCATCGTCGCGGCGGCCTGCACGATCGCGGTGCTGCCCATGACGATCGCCGACTTCGGCATCCTGCCGTCCAGAAGTCGCTGCTTCAGCGCGTCCGCTCCGCTCTTTCCGTCGATGCAGACGCACGCGATCTCCTCGCGGTTGCGCAGCAGCATGTCGGATATGCCGACAGTGCCGCCCTCAGCGCCCATGAGGTCGTAAAGCTCGACGTAGGAGCCGGCACCGCGCTCTGCCTTCGCCCAGGACACGGCAACGCGCGACCCGTCGGGCGAGAACTTCACGCCGAACGCGAGCTTGCCTTCCTGCATCGGCCCCGCCGCCTCGCACGCCTTCCACTTGGCGCTCGAAAGCGCGTATGAGTCGGCTCCTCCGATTGGGCTCCACCAGCCAAGGCGCTCACGCGCGAAGACGTCGGGCTGCATCTGCTCGGACTCGCCGCGTACGGCCTCTATGTCGAGGATTGTGCCGAGAGACGGGTTGTACTCGAACCATCGCGACTCGTCGTGCACGTCGCCGATCTCTGTAGCGCCCCACTCGATCCATCCCATCTCAGACCTGCCGTTGTGAACGTCCTCGTGGAGGTCGCGGAACACCGTGCCAACGTTGTCGGGGCTTGGCGGCGTGCCCAGGTAGATCGTCTGCGGGTTGTGCTTCGACCCTGCCGAGATGGCGGGCAGAGAAGCCGCCTGCTGCTTGGCCGTAAGCTCCTGCGCCTCGTCGTAGATAAGCACGTCGTAGGTCTTGCCTCGCGCCAGCGAGTCGGTGCGCGTGGTGAAGCGGATAAGGCCGCCGTTCTTGAGCTTGATGGCCTGTTGGCCGTTGGTCTTGCGCACGGCGAGCAGCAGGGCGTTAAGCTCAGGCTCGTCCTCGTCCTCGAATGGCCTTGAAAGCTCCTGGAACATCTGGTCTGAGGTGTCGCCGTGCTGGCATGTGTACAGAATCTTCTCGCCGTTGAGGGCGCCGTGGAAGCAGCGGGCGCGAACGTCCCAGCTCTTGCCGTTCTGTCGCGGGATGGATATGCCGATCGAGCGCAGCAGATACTTGTCGCGTCCATCGCGGGCGAGCATGGCGTCGAGCAGGTGCGGCTGCCACGGCAGCGGGTCACCGAAGTACGCGGATGCCAGTTCTGCCGCCATGGGGCCGTCCCCGTCGAGCCTTTCTGGGATGTTCGCCTCGTATGTCGGGGTCTGCCTCGCCTGCATCACGCGCCTGCCGCCTTGGCACGCGTCTCGCGGTCGTCGAACATGAGCGTGAGCAGCTTGCCGTGGGCGCTCGCGGGTCGCGCCTGCTGCACCGTGACGTTGCGGGCCGACTTGGACAGGCCGAGCTGGTCTGACAGCGCTCTGATCTCGGTGCTGGCCTCCTTCAGCACGGTCAGCGCCGGATTCTTGCGCATCATCTTGAGCCGCTTGCCGCCCTTGCCTCTGATCGGCTTGTATGCGGTGGCGTCGAGTATTTCGATCTCGTTGCCCCCGAGGGCCATGGCCTCGCGTGCCTGGTTCGCCACGGCGTGCCAGTAGCAGAGCAGCGCCAGCGTCGGCGCATCCTCCTGCGCGAACGTGCGCCTCGCGGTCAGCTGCTCCCAGATGGCGGCTTGCACGGGGTCGCTAGCCACTTCCTGCGGCATCTCGATGTTCTCGGCCATGATTCCCTCCTTCTTCGCGGGGAATCGTAATGGCGGCGTGAGATAGCGAAATCGTTCGGAACGGGCGGGGGGAAATCGGCCCTAGGCGGCCGGAGTGGCCTTCCGACCCGGGGGAGGGGCGACCGCCCCGCCTCTTTTCGGCGGCTTCGGCGCTTGGGGCCAAAAGAAAGGGCGCGACCGCCGAAACGACCGCGCCCCTATTGGTGCATTGCTATGTTTTCCCTCAGAACAGCCGCGTGCGGCGTATCTGGTACTGCTTGGCGTCGCCCGGCATCCTGTTTCCGCGCCGCTGGTTGCAAATCCTGTGGGCTGCATCCACGTTGGAGTAGTCCAGCGGGCTGCCTCCCCTCGACACGGGCAGCAGCTCGTCCACCTCGAAGCTCCACGGGTCGCCGCTCGGCAGGCTGTAGTCTATCGGCTGGCCGCATATGTGGCACGGCCTTCCCTCTGCCCTCAGCCTCGCTCTCAGCTTGCGCCTTGCGTTGCCGTTGCGGTTGCGCGGGTTGCCGCTCATGCCAGCATCGCCGCTATCCCGCCGATGCACCACACGATGCCGTAGCACACGAGCAGCACCAGGAAGAGCATCACGAGCATGGACACGACAGCACCGGCTGCATCCATTAACTTCTTGTATCCCATGTCATCCTCCAATGATCATGCGGGCCAGCGATACCGCCGCCCACAGCGTCAATCCGTCTATTAGCAGGGATGCCGCTATTATGAGCAGGCATCCCCGGTTGCATCCCGGTCGGCTCATTCGTCCCACCTTATCGTTCCGTCGTCGTATTCGGCATGCAGCCACGCCGCGTACTCCTCGAAGGACGCGAACTCGCCGACGCGGCGCGAGTGCTTCGCGCACCTCGTGTGCGGGTCGACCTCGTCCACGACTATGAGCAGCGGCCACGTCATCATGCGCACACCCATGCGCATCGCGGCCTCGGGCGAACCGAAGTACCGCTCCCAGTTGGTCAATCGTCCACCTCCTATCCGCAGGCGAGCAGGGCCAGAACCACCAGCCCCGCTGCCAACATGCGGATCGCGTAAAGCTCAAGGGCCAGCACCGCCAGCAGCAGCGCCACGGCAAAGGCGGCTAGGGCTTGAAGTGCTCGCAAGCGATCTCGCCCCCGTCCCTCAGATGGTCGAGCGCCCAGTCAACGGCCTTGTTTGCCGTGTCCGCCGTGCTCGCGCCCGTAAGCTCCTCGTTGGCAATCGCGGCCTCAAGCTCAAGGCCGCACACGCCGTTCTCGCCGTCGGTGCCATTGAACCATGCGCAATCCAAGCACAGGTCTGGCTCCTCCTGGTTCCACGGCGCGTTCGGGTCTCCATCGAAGCAGCCGGGCGGCAGGTTCCACCCGCTGCCCGGCTCGTAGTAGGCCACGCTCACGAGGCATCACCACGGCACGGTAGGTCGTACCCGATGAGCTCAAGGTCGTAGGCCACAGCTGCGGCGCGCTCGACCTTGCAGCCCCGTGCGTTCTCCCAGCTGTCGGGCTTCAGTTCGCCCGCTCGCTCGTCCCACATGCGTATAGCCATCTCTTCGTCCGGAGCGATGCTTCCCCTGGCCTTGCAGCGTGCGCATACGACGGCGTGCTCGGCTTCCTTATAGCGCACGTTCCCGCTTCCGCAGAACGGGCACGGCTTCAGCTCGGTTGTTTTGGCGCTCATTCGCCCACCGCCTTCCTGATTCGCGCAGCCCAGTCGGTCACGCCGTCCACGTCGGCTGCGTCGCACTCGTCGGCGACCCTCAAAAGCTCGTCGAGGTCAACCTTCCTCTTCGGCATCAAGCCCCATCCGTATTCCGTGCCACTCTCCGTTTCGATTGCGTACGGTGTCAGTGCGCAATCGGCCAGTTCGATGATGTAACAGCTCATTTCACCACCCCCGCGAGGCATCCGGGGAACGTGCCCGTCAGGTCGATGCACGTGCCATCATCGTCGACGGCGAAGCACTGGTAGCTGTCCTCGGTCATGGCCTCGACCTGCTTCAGCGCGTCCTCTCGCGTCTCGACCTCGCCGATCTTGATGCCAGCCCTGTAGGCGCTCGCGTAGCTCTGGCAGAGCGAGCGCTCATAGATGCGTATCATTCCTGGCCCGCCTTCCACTCGTTGACCAGCTCGTCGTACTCCTCTCGGAACTCAGGCTCGAAGTAGGCGATGAACTCGCTCTTGGTCATGCCGCAGCGCAGGCTTGAGTAGCCGACGTGCTCGATGCACCAGTCAGAGAACGGAATAAGCTTGCCGCCGTCATCCACGCTCGTGCGGTAGCCGCTGCCGTCGCGGTAGAGCTTACGGCGGCCCTCCTTGCGGATGGCCTGCTCGACCTTCGAGGCATCGCGCTCGCCGCGCTCCATGAGCTTGCCGCGCAGCTCCTCTGCCTCGTCCTGCGCCTGCTCAAGCTTGCCGCGCAGCCAATCGCGCTCCGCCTGCGCCTGTTCCAGCTGATCGAGCACGTACTGCTCGCATGTCTTGATCTCCATGGGTCATATCCCTTCTCGTATCATCTCGTTGCCGTCACGGTCTGTGATCAGCCAATATCCGTATTCGTAGAGGCCAGGGCTGTGCGGCTCGTAGACCTGCAACAGCTGGCCCGTCCACCAGGCCTCCTCGTAGACCGGATGCCGCCAGCGCCACTCGGCCTTGAGCCGCGCCCCGCCGTGGAACTTGTCGTGGCACCCGGTCGTCCCGCTGCCGCAGAGGCAGAACAGCGGGCTTCGCAAGTCCCAGGCGCCGCACGGCGTGACCAGGCGGAACGTCTCGCCCCAAGACCGGTGCGCCACGTGGTGCACGCTTCCTGCGCGCCTGCCGCAGACGCAGCACCGGGGCGAAAGCGCCTCGTAGGCCTTTCCGTGGGTGTAGTGCGCCCCCAGGTGAGGCTTGCCGTAAAGCTCGGCTCGCTCCTTGGGGTAGCCGCGAAGCACCCCCGCATCGAGGATCATTGCAGCCTCCCGTCCGGGCCATCGAAGTGCTCGACCCTGGCGCCGCCCCTCAGCCGCGACACGATGGCCTTGGCCGTGTCGGCGTCGCCCTGCTCGGCGAGCCTGCGCACGAGGTCGCTGGGCCTGTACTGCGTGGTGACCAGCGTGGGGCGCATCGCCGAGTAGCGCTGGTCGATGAGCTGGAACAGGCTGTCGAGCACGAAGCCCGTGGGCCTGCGCTTGCCCAAGTCGTCGATGAGCAGGTAGCCCGCTTCGGCATAGCGCTTCAAGGGGTCGCCGCCGTTGTGGAAGCTGCGCTGAATCTCGTCGAGCACGCGGTACATCGGCACCATGAGCGGCGACTTGCCCCGGTCGTGCAAGCGCATGGCCACGGCTGCGGCGCAGGTCGTCTTGCGGGTGCCGACGTCGCCCCACAGGTAGAGCCATTGCCCGCCCTCCATGGCAAGCGCAAGCTCGTCGGCCATGGGGTGGTCAAGCCCCAGGTAGCGCTCGGGCACGCCGCAGCGCACAAGCGAGCGCCTGCGCTTCTCGGCGACGGCCTTCTCGGCCTCAGCCTGCTCTTGCGCCGCTATGGCAGCGCGCTCGGCGACGGCCCCTTCGCAGCCGCACGACTCGTAGCCGCAGAACAGGCGCTTGAGGCCCAGCTGGGCGTACCGCGCGTTGAGTACGGCCCCGCAATGCGGGCACTCAGTCGTACTGGGAAAAGTCGTCACCTTCGTTCACCTCCTGCTTCGTCTCGCGTATCGGCTTCGAGGTGCGCACCCAGTTGCGCACGGAGGCCTTCCAATCCTTCATTCGCGATTTGCCGACCATCCAGCCCTTCTGGGCGTAGAAGTCGACGAACCGCTCTGGGTCGAAGTCGGTCGAGGCAAGGTCGATGCCCTTGGACGCCGCATAGGCGGCTGCGTACTCGGCTACCTCTTCGGGAGAGGGGGCGCGGAAACGCGCCGCACTCGCTTTTCCCTCTTCCTTAATTCCTCTTCCTACTTCCTCTTCCTCTTCGCTTGGCCGTTTGCTCTCGGCTTTGCTTGCCAGCTCGCTTGACGTTTTGCTTCCGCTTTTGCTTTGCGGTTTGCTTCCCGTTTTGCTTGGCCGTTTGCTTTCGGCTTTGCTTGCGTCGTTGCTTGACGATTTGCCGCCGTTGCCTCCCGCCACGATGCGCGAGCGGGAGGTTTCCATGACGGGCCGTATGGCCGTTAGCACCGCTTCCTGGGTGTCGGTGCGCGGCTCGGATTCCTCGCCCGTGCGCAGGTACCGGACGATCATGCCTATAAGCTCGTCGCCCTCCCTGCGGTTGCGAAGCCTAAGCGGCCCGTCGATGAGCGAGTCCAGGACTTGCACGCCGCCGTCACCCCTAAAAGGGAATGTCGTCGTCGTACACGTCCATCGACTGCTGCACGGGCTGCTGGGGCGCTTGCTGCGGGGCCTGCGGTGTCTGCTGGGGCGCGTACTGCGGCACGGGTGCTGGTGCTTGCTGGCGCGGCTGCGGGGCGGCAGGCGGGTTCTGGTAGGCCTGCTGAGCGTTCCACTGGGGTGCCTGCTGCTGCGGTGCTTGCTGCGGCTGGTATGCCTGCTGCGGTGCCTGCTGGGGCGCGTAGGCCTGCGGTTGGTAGCCCTGCGGCGCGTACTGCTGCGGCTGGCCCTGCTGAGCGTTGGGGTTCTGGCTCAGAAGCTCCACCTCGTCGGGGATGACTTCGAGCTTCGAGCGCCTGCCGCCGCCGTTCTTGTCCTCCCACGAGCTGTAGCGCAGCTTGCCCTCGATGGCCACCTTCATGCCCTTGCGCAGGATGCGGCTCAGGGCCTCGGCGCGGTTGCCGAACATCGTGCAGTCGACGAAGTTCGGGTAATCCTCCCACTGGCCCGTCTGCTGGTTCTTTCGGCGGTCGTTGACCGCAACGCCGAAACCGAGAACCGCCATGCCGCCCGCCGTGCTGCGAAGCTCGGGGTCTCGCGTCAGGTTGCCCGTAATGTTCACTCGGTTGATGCTCACAAAAAGCTCCCTTCTCCGGTGCCGCCGCTCGTCCACGTCCTCTGGATGTCGGCGTCAACGGTCTTGATCCTCAACTTGATTGCCATGATTGCCTCGCTCGAGGCCTTGTAGAGCGCTTCGGCGCAGTCGCGCAGCTGCTTCTTCTCGGCTATGTCGGGGCGTCCCCGGCACAGGTCGCTTATCACGGTGACCGGCGTGCCCTTGGAACGCTCCTCCAAGATGGCTATGCGCAGCGCCTTGCGGTACTCGGCCTCGTTCTCGGCGTACTGCTGGCCAGTCCTGCGCAGGGCCTCAAGCTCCTGCATGAGCTGGTCGAAAAGCTGCTCGCGCTCTCCGTACAGGTCTTGCATGGCCTACAAGACCGTCCACGTCGGGGTCGCGCAGCAACCGGGGTTCTGGATGAACTGCTCGTACTGCTCACGGCTGTTGAAGCGGTAGGCGGTGCCGCAGGCCTTGCACTTGGCGTCGAACGGCCCCTGCACGGGCGGCTCCTTCTCGGGCTTTTCCACGCCGTTCAGGGAGTCCGGGTCGCTCGTGCCGTCGATGTCGAACATGCCGCAGAGCGCGTACTTGCGCGCGTAGCTCGACGCCGAGCCGGTGAGCTGCGTCTCGCTCATGCCCTTCTGGGCGAGCGGCTCGCGGGCGTAGGCGCAAATGACGATCTCGCCGGGCGTGCCGTCCTCGAACTTCACGAGGCAGGTGGCCTTCACGTAGAAGCGGTCGCCCACCTGCTCGATGGAGTCGTTGAGGGTGAAGAACACGCCCGCGTCACGGCAAGGCTCCTTGAGCGCGGCAACGATGTCCTCCATCGAGCGGTAGTAGTAGTTGCCGTGCGCGTTGTACCGCGCCTTCGGCACGACCACGGAGCGCTGAACCTGCGCCACCGCCTGGTCGATTGTCATGTGCTTGTCGTCTGCCATTCGATGCTCCTAACGGATCGTGCGCTCATAGACCTGCTGCAGGGTGCCGCGCTTGAACACGCCGCTCACGCCGATGCTCCCGCAGAAGCGCCCGATGGCCTGCATCTGGTCGGTCGTGGCGGAGTCGATGAGCATCACGCATGGGGTTGCGGGACCACTCGACACGGGCTCCGGCGAGGCAACTGGTGCGGGCACGGGCGCCGGTGCGGCAATGGGCGCGGGGCAGATAGGCTCGTCGCCGATCTCCTGCATTGGGCTTCCGCCCGGATACCAGTTGCCGGCGGGTTCGGGCGCGGCCTCCGGCTCTGGTTCAGGTTCCATGGCGGCTTTCGGCTCGGCAATGCGCGCGGCCTCTTCTGCCGCCTTGCTGGCCGCTGTGAGCGCTGCGCCCAGGTCGAGGGTCGCGAGCAGCTCGCGCTCGGCCTCGGCATAGAAAGGCTCGCCCTCGAACTGCGACTTGAGCGTTTCCCAGTCGCCCGCCAGCTTGGAGACCTTCGCCTCAAGCGCCTCGTAAGCCTTGATCTCGCCGAAGGTCTTGTTGAGCCACTGCGGCTCATGGAAGCGCTCGTAGGGCACGACGGGGGCCAGAAGCTCGGCGAACTCCTCGTAGTGCTCCTGCAGCTTGGCGTAAGCGCGGGCCTTGCGCGTCTGCTCGGCCTCGTCAAGCTGCGCCTTGATGGCGTCGGCGGCTTCGTCGATGATGGCCGTGATCTGCTTGCAGCGCTTCTCGAAGGCGTCGAGCGGCTTGCTGTACTCGCGCTTCACGGCCTTGCGGCGTTCGTCGATCTCCTTCTTGATGCCGTTGAGGTAGCTGCGGTCGTGCTTGGCCTCTGCGATGTTCTCCCTCTTGGTGAGGTCGTAGGTCGCGCCATCGTAGGCCTCGACGGTCTTGCGCACGTGGGCTTCGAGCGCGTCGAAGTTCGCCTCGATGACGGACGGCTTGTAGGCCACGGTCAGGCTCGATGCGTCCTGCTCCTCGATGACCTCGGCCACAACGTTCTCGGCTTCGTTACTCATCCCAGACCTCCCCGGTCTCGTCGTCGAACTCGATGGTCTTCTGCTCGCTCTCCACGGTCAGGATCACGTAGCCGCCCGTCTTCTTCATCAGGGGGAAGGCGTTCTCGCTGTCCATTCGGACGGTGAACCGCAAGACCGCCTCGTCGCCCTTGATGGTCGATTGCTTGAACAGGGCGCGTGCGCTTACCGGTTGCGTCGTGATCAGTGCCACGGCTAGTCCTCCTTCTTCACGCCGAAGATGATGCTCATGACGTGCTTGGCGGCCTGCTCGGCCTCTTTGCGGCGCGCCTGCTCCACAAGCTCCCGGTTGGTGTTCTCGTTGACGACCTGGTAGCCCTTGGCGCGCACGTCCTCGGGGTAGCTTTCAAGCGCGGCCTCGGCCAGGGCGATCATGGCCCACCAAGCGCCCGCGTCCTTCTCGTTGGCCTCGGCCTCGCCGCCCGCCACAATGAGGGCGTTCACGGCGATGCAGCTGGTGAGGTCGATAAGCGTCTCGATGCTGTCGGTGCGGCTCATGCCGTCGTTCACGTTGTTCTCGAAGTGCTTCATTTCTTCTCCTTCACGTACTCCTCGACGAAGTACTCGATGTAGATGTCTATGCGCGGCTGTGTGCCGTATGGGCTTCTTGGCCGCTTGGTGACGGCTCCCGTATCGACCTGCGAATCGTCCTTGAAGGCGATCCCGTTGAGCGCGTCGCAGGCGAGCTTGCCGAGGTTGTCCCAGTCGGGCTTGCCGAGGTCGGCGCGGCCCTCCCAGTACTTGGGGTTGCTCTTCGCGAGCGGCCTGGTGGTCGAGATCCGCATCACGACCGGGCCGTCGTGGTCGGCGAATGTCTCGCCGTATGCCGCGCGGAACGCGTCCTTGATGGCCTTCTCGGCCTTGAGCGTCTTGGTCGGCGTGTAGGTGCGGTGGTTGCGGTAGTCGGTCATAGGGCGCTGTTTTCCGACAAGCTGGGCGGGGTGCATGGTGATGTGCGCCGTGGCCGCAAGGGTGCGCTGCCAGCTCATTCGCTGAACCCATCGCTCTGGCTGCGGTGCTTGTTGAAGGCTCCGCGCAGCTCCGGGTATCGCGCCTCCATGATTCGGGCAAGGGCGGGGGCTATGCCGTTCTTGCAGCCGACGTGCAGCTCGTTGCGCACCATGTTCACCAGGTAGTTGATCGACACGTAGCCCTTCTCCTTGAGGCGGCGGGCGTTGGAGAGCATGAACCGCCACGCATCGGGGTTGGCCTCGATCCACTTCTTGGCCTCGGCAACGTCCTGCTCGCCCGCCATGCCCAGGCCGAAGATCTCAAGCTGGTTGCTCTGCGGCTTGGGGCGGTATCTCTCGTCGTTACGCATTGAGCACCGCCATGCTGCCCACGGCGCGCTGGGCGTCGGCCACGGCCTGGTCCATAGTGGGGATGACCCAGAGCCAGAGCACGGCGAGGAAGATCATGAGGGCCGCGAGGAAGCCGACCATGACGCCCGCCTTGAACTGGGAGCGCTCAAGCTGCTCCTGTGCCGTCGGGCGCTTGCCCTCGAATGGTATGATGGATGCAGCCTCTTTCGAGGCGGCTACGTAGCGGGTGCCCGAAGTGTGGTAGCGGGGGGCGCTCGCTTTCTTTTTTGTCTGCATTTCCGTTCTCCTTTCGGTGTTTTCGCAGGTCATTGCTAGGGCGCTTTTTAGGGCCTCTTTTTTGTCGCCTTTTTCGCCCTGCTCTTCTGGCTGTAGTAGCGCTGGCGCTGCCTGTCATTCCTCTTCTCCCTGATCGCCTCCTCCTTCATTGCGTTGGCATGTTCGGCGAGGTCTGCCATGTGAAGCTCCTTCGTGCACTCGATGCACCAGCCGTTGATGCGGTTGAGCGGTCGGAACGTCCATTGGCCGCAGCGGGGGCACTGCCTGCGCTTGCGGAGTGAGAGTCCGCACTTCCGCGCCATATGCTTCACTGAGTCGATGGAGCGACCGAGGTCCTTGGCTACCTGCTTGGCGCCGTCTCCAGCGTGCTCTTCGAGGTATCTGAGTTCACGTGTAGACCACTGCTTCACGCCTTCGCTTCTCCCTTCTGCTGGCGTTCCCACTCGCGGTATGCCTGACGGATCGTCGAGCACATGCCGTCAAAGGCAACTTCGCGGGCGGTCTTGGGCTTCTCTTCCTTCTGTTTGGCCTCTTCGGCTGACATTTAGACCGCTACGCCTTTTGATGTGCGCTCCTCGACTAACCCGGCGAGGTAGTCAACAGAGCATCCGTAGAGCTTTGCCAAGTTGATTGCGTCTGGAACCAGTAGCGGTGAGCTCTCGCCACGCTCCCACTTGCCGATAACGTATTCGGAGCGGTGGATCTTTTCACCGACTTCTTCTCTGGTCAGGCCTGCCCGCTTACGCTCGGACACAAGATTGTTGAGCATTGTTTCCTCCTTTGCACTAGTTTCTTGTGCATGAATGGCACTATATACAAGATTCTTGTATCTGTAAACCCTAAAAGTTTGCTATTCGTACAAGTTTCTTGTATGCTTCAACTATCCTAAGTTAGGGGTGAGATATGAGCCTTAAAGACCTACGGCAGCGTTCAGGGCTGACCCAGAAAGAAGCTGCTAGCGTGTTCGGCCTTAAATACCGCACGTACCAAAACTACGAGCTTGGAAATACAAGTCCTGATATGGATACTGCGGCAGAGTTCGCCCGGTATTTCAAATGCACAATTGGTGAACTGTTCGATCTCGAAGAGGGCGATGGCGAACAGATGGGAAGCGCCGAGCGCGAATTACTAACGCTCTTTAACGCCATGAATAAAGAGGGCCGCAAGGCATTACTTGCGGCAGCAAACGGAATCGCCGAGGCTTTCCCGGCGACAAGGAAGGAGTAGCCGTGGCATTGAAAGATATGATGAAGGACATGGCAAATGCAGCTGTGTCGCAGGCGCAGAGCGCTGTACAAGATGCAATCGACCGTGACCAGCAAACCATAAATGGTCAAGGCACTAGTGGCGTTGTGCAGGGTGTGATGGGGCACTACTCTGAGCTTTCGGCCGAATCCGCTCAGCAGCAATATGGCATGTATCTCATGCGTGGAGAGTCGTTCACGCGCTGCTTTGCGCTCGTGCGTGACAAGATGCTGTTCACGGACCGCAGAATCGTCTTCATCGACCACCAGGGCATGACTGGCGCCAAGGCAGCGGCCGTGTCCATCGACCTCCAAAGCATCGTCGGGGTGCGCCTTGAGACGGCCGGTATGGGCTTCGACCACGCCGAGCTGTCGTTCGCGTACATCACAAGCCCGTACTACAAGGTCCAAGGCGTGCAGACGGAGACCAAGACGCTTGAGTTCCCGAAGGGCTTCGACGTCCAGGGTCTCTACTCGCTGCTCTCGGAGCTCGCATACGAGAACGTGCGCCGCATCAACGCATAGAAAAGAAGAAGCCCCACGGGGTCATAGCGCTGCAACGCTGCCCGCGGGGCTTTTCCAAAGAACCTCTGAAAGGAGGCCGTTTCCAATTATGCCAAAAACTGCGGTGATATACGCCCGCTTTTCGTGCAACAAGCAGCGCGAGGCCTCGATAGACGACCAGCTGCGCGTGTGCCGCGACTGGTGCAAACGCGAGGGCTACGCCATCGTGGCGGAATACTGCGACTACGCCATATCGGGCCGCACCGACGACCGCCCCGAGTTCCAGCGCATGGTCGCGAACGCTGGCGAGAGCGACATAGTGCTTGTGTACATGATGGATCGCTTCAGCCGTGGGGAGTACGACGCGCCAATATACAAGCGCGAGCTTGCCCAGCGCGGCGTGAAGCTCGTCTCGGCGCTTGAGCAGATACCGGACAGCCCGGAAGGCATCATCTACGAGAAGCTGCTCGAAGGCCTCGCCGCGTGCGAGTCGAAGAAGACCGCGATCCGCACGAGGCGCGGCATGGAGGGCAACGCGCTCAAGTGCAAGACCAACGGCGTGCGCGTGTTCGGCTACGCCAGCAACGAGGCCGACGAGTACGTGATCGACGAGGACGAGGCCGCTTTCGTGCGCGAGGCGTTCAAGCGGCGCATAGCAAAGGAGACCACCAACTCGATAGCTCGCGACTTCGCGGCACGCGGGGTCAAGACCTCGCAGGGAAACCCGTGCGGCTACTCGATGGTCGAGCGGATGGTGAAGAACCGGAAGTACACGGGGCGCTACGAGTGGGGCGGCGTTGTCAAAGAGGGCGGCATGCCCGCGATCATCGACGAGGTGACGTTCATGGAGGCACAGGGCATACGCGCGGCCAAGGAGCGCAGCGCGGAGAGCTGGGGCGACTTCGCCCTTTCTGGCAAGGCGATCTGCGCGGGCTGCGGGCGCAACCTGCAAGGCGTGAGCGGGCGCGGGCGCGGCAACCGCAAGTACGAGTACTACCGCTGCCACGACGGATGCGTTAAGCCCGTCAGGCGCGAGGAGCTTGAGGGCGAGATCGTCAAGGCGCTGCGGGCTCTTCTGCAAGACCGCGAGGAGGCCTTGAGGATAGCCCGCATGGTGGCGGAAAGCTCGGACGGGGCAGAGGTGGCGGCGAGGCGCAAGCAGGCCGCCCAATCGCTCTCGGCCGCCGAGCGCGGCCTGAAGAACATCCTGAACGCCATCGAACAGGGCATAATCGCCCCGGGCGCGAAGGAGCGCATAGCGGAGCTTGAGCATCAGCGCGACCGCGCCAAGCTCGACCTTGAGGCGATCAGGGACGATCAGATAGACCCCGAGCGGCTGGCCGACTTCCTGCAATGCGGCTCCGCCCTGGACGACGCGACTCTATTGAAGGCGTTCGTATACCAGGCGAGCGTGAGCGACGAAGAGTGCATAGTGACGCTGAACTACGACGTGGAAAACAACGAACCCGCCAGACTTGACATCCAGCGGGTTCGTACAAAATGCAAATGGTGCCCCCGGGCGGATTCGAACCGTCGACACCCGCTTTAGGAGGTCATGAGCTCTTACCCTACCTGCGGTTTTTCATTTTCATCAATATCTCTGTTTCCGCAGGTAATTTAGCTATTCTGCCGTTTTTGCTCTTCTTGATTAGTTTTCTATTTCACCCTTTTTACACCCCTTCACCCCTTCATTTTGACTTGCAGGGGTGAAATTTTTGGGTTAGCCTCGGGGGCGAGGCCCTCAAAGCCCCGCCCCCGAGGCTAACCCAACGCACCACCCCTGGAGACCCATGGAAACCAGAATCAAACCCACAGCCAAAGGCACTTCCGAACCGATCAAGGGAAAACCCGGTTCCTTTCGCATCTACTTCTCTCTCGGTCGCGACCCCGAATCCGGCAAGAACGGGAAACGAGTCAGATACCTAAAGACGCCCAAGAGAACCATCCATTGCAAGAGCAAAAACCCGAAGAACTGGCCCGGTGAGGTGGCGAATGCGCTCGATGCCTACCGGAAGGAGCTGGAGACCTATGAACCGGCTAGCGACATGCCGACCACTGTTTCCGGATACGCTGAGGATTTCCATCGGCTCCGAGAAAGCTCCTTCGGCTCCCCTCTTTCTTTCCAAAGAGAGGAATATGACGTGCGCCATATACGCGAGCTGTTCGGCGACATGCCCCTCGGCGCACTGAGGCCCGACGAGATCAAACGGGCGTATGCTGAAGCGATCTCAACCGGAAGATTCACAGAGGCCGAGATTCGTCGTATCCACGTCAAGCTCAAACAGGTCATGCAGGACGCACTGGAGAATGAGCTAATCGGGCGCAACCCATGCATCAGCATCAAACTCCCAAAGCCAGACCTTAGAGTGCGTAACTTCCTCTCACCCGACGAACTGCCCCAATTCACCAAATGCCTGCTATCCGAACCCATGGGGCCGATGACCGTCTGCACCATGCTCATATTCCACCTAGGACTCAGGAAAGGCGAGGCCCTGGGGCTCTGTTGGGAAGACTACGACCCCGAGGCGATGGAGATCCGAATCATCCGCCAGTACACCAATGACAAAACGCTCAGGGCACCAAAATCGGAAATGAGCAGGCGAATCCTGTCTATAGACTCTTCGCTGGCCGCGTATCTAAACGACTGGAAGATGCGGCAGCGCAGTCTATTCGAGCAACGCGGGCTAAGACAGAGAAACTCTGACCCCCTCGTTCACGCCTTCAGCACGCATAAGGACGAAAACGGCAACCTTCACGTCAGCATCACCCGACCCGATGGACACAACTATTCACGCTGGTTCAGGGATTTCTGCGTCGACAACGGCTATGGCGAGTACGCCAACGTGACAAGCCAGTTCAAGCGCAACGGCAAACTGCACACACGAGGCACCGGATACTCAGGGCTCGTCCCCCATGGCCTGAGGCACACGGCAGCAACGGCCCTTGTTGCGAGCAACGTCGACTTAAAGACCGTTCAAGCGAGAATGGGCCATGCGTCCGCAAGCACAACCGCAAACTTCTACACCCATGCAATCAGGGCAAATGACCGAAACGCAGCTGAGGTATTTGAATCGCTTTCATCTAAGAATTAGCTATTTCAACTGGATACTTCACTATTCCTCCATATCGTGGGCTATTAGTGACATTCGCATGGGCCATATCGACTGAACGGTGATACATTATTCGCAAGTTGAATGGAAGGAGGTGAGTATAAGTGGCGTTGGCAAAGAAGGCTGAGAAGCGAATTCGCATTCCCGAGAATCTCAGGGCCCCCTTCGCACAGATGGTTTCGGACGAGGCTTACCTGCGGGCAACTGACGAATCGAAAACCATCATCGGACTTGTCTTCGAGAAGGTGCTTCCCGCGTCCGCGTTCGCGAGGGACAGAATGCTCAACGTCTACAGCGGTGATAGCCTGTTCACGAGTGTGTCGGACGTATTGCGTTCGAACGTCACCGGCGCAATCGGCACCGTCGCCGAAGCGGACTATAAGCCCATAATCGAGTTCGGAGCGAGGCTCATTCACGAGAGGAGCTGCGGCACTGCGCTCTACACCGGTGCAATGGACATACCGCACCTTCGACGTTGCTTCGAGTCTGTTCTCGACTACATGGAACACGAGACCCGGAGCGACCCCTCGAATCCCCTTCTCGACTACGAGACGTCCCGTGCAGTCAAGTACGGACGCTCGCTGATGGACGAGTGCTCGACGGAGTTCAATCGAGCGCCCGTAGCAGCCCTCGTTCGCTTCGCAGTTGAGTACTTCGACGAGATTGGATGCCTGAACGCAACATGCGCCTATCTCGCCGATGCTTTTTCCGCGCTTGAAGAGAGCGTCACCATCTCGGCTAACAAGTGCGGCAACAAGCACGTACCACCGGACACCCCGGAGCTGCGCCGCAAATGGAGCGACCTTCTGGAGACGGTCTGCTCCGACTGGCAATAGAAAACGGCACCCGACTCCCCTCTCTTAGTCGCCAAACCTCGAAGAGGAGCCGAGCGCCCCAAACAAGGAGTTTATCATGCATCTTGCAGATGACCCCAAGACCGACGCCATCTCCGCAGGCATCAACCTGCGCCATGTCGGCACCAAGCGCATCATGAGCCGCCTGGACGTTCAGATCCTCACCGGCATCGGACAATCCAGCGCCATCAAGCTCATGAAGTCCACCCACCACTGCTTTAGCATCGCCAACCAGTACTTCGTCATGGAAGAGGACCTGTTCGACTACTTCCACAAGCTGGCAGAGGGGGCGAACGAGTAATGCAGCGCCCGAACGCCAATCCCCTCGTCTTCGAGCTGGATGTGCTCGACGAGCACGTCCACGCCCTTCAGGAAGACAAGCCCATCGCCTCCTTCGGGCTCAACGCACTCAACAGCATCCTCGGCGGTGTCTACCCCGGGCTCAACTACGCAATCGGGACCGCCCCGGGCAAGGGCAAGACAACACTGGCACTCCAGGAGGCCGACAAGCTCGCGGCAGACGGGCACCCGGTAATCTACGTTTCCGCCGAGCTTCCCGCGCACAAACTGATCGAGAAGAGCCTGGCGCGTCTCAGCGACGGCAAAGTCGCGTTGTCCGAGGTCTCCAGCTGCGCGACCCAGGATCACCCTAAGCACGCGACTTTCGAGGCTGCACTCGACAAATATCGCACCCAGATCGCCCCCAATCTCTGCATCACCGGCCCGCTCAACACCGTGGAGCTCTCCAACCTCGTCGGACTGGTAACACGCGAGCGCGGCGAGGTCCCCATCGTCTTCATTGACTACCTCCAGCTCCTCGCCTGCGGCGTCACGGCGGACCAGCAGTTCATCGACGAGCGATTGGCTATCACAGCATGCGTGAAGGGCCTCCGCGAAATCTCGAACCTCTATGGCTCTCCCGTCATCGCACTGAGCTCGACCACTCGCAAGTCCTACGATTCCGGGAAGTCGGTCAGGCCCAACCTCGCCATGTTCGGTGGTTCCTCCGCTGTCGAGTACGGCTTTGACTCGGTGCTCTACCTCGCCGATGACAATGACAAGCCCGAGTGGCCCTACGAGTCTCCCGCAACCGGCACGCCCCTCAAGCTCGTCACCCTCAAGAACCGCTACGGCACGCTGGGCGAGTCCCGACTCGACTTCGACGGTGCGCGCGCCACCTTCCACGACAGGGGCTAGCCCATGCGTGGCAAAGCCAAGACCGCGCATATAAACGTCCGCATGACCGAGGAGGAGCGTGCCGCCATCATGGCGCGCTCCTCCTCTTTTGGTATGGCCCCATCGACGTTCATGCGCGAAGCCGCCCTTAGTATCGGGGAGAAGCCCGTCAGGATCGCCGACGAGACGACGCTGCGGCAGATCCTCCACCAGATGAAGAAGCAGGGCGGAAACCTCAACCAGGCCATTCGTGCCGCAAACGCCTATGGCGTGGATACGCAGACGGCCCAACAGCTCGCGGAGACCGTCCGCCTGGTATCGAGCACGGCCTCGCAGCTATCGAACCTCATCTCCAAGAATCGAGAATGA